AATCTAAATGCTTTAATTTGGTCTTCAGTTAAATCATCTGCAACGACACATGGTACTTCAGTAATACCAAGTTTCTTACAAGCCTTTACTCTTGTATGACCTGCAATAATTACATTATTGGAATCAATGATTACAGGAACTTTAAATCCAAAGGATTTAATTGAACTTGCAACTGCATCTACAGCATCATCATTTTTTCTTGGATTATTTTCATATGCGATTAAATCACTAACCTTCATATGAATCACATTCAGTTTCTTGAACTCCATCGTTCCACTCCTCCTTTCCTAAAGATTGTCTTTTTTCCATTAGTTCTAATTCATCAGCACGCTCACTAAATTCACGACCGAAGTGTTTATTTAGCAAATACACAATTGCTTTATAATCAGGACCGATTTGTTTTTTAGTTCTATGGATTTTTCTTTTTTGTTGTTCGCCTTTACCCTTATCTTCGATAAATTGTTCTTCTTCAACAAGTTCATAACCCATAGCCTTCTTGTATAAAGCACCCATTAGATCTTTTTTTAGATCAAGTTTCGCTTTATGGAATGCTTCATCAAGTTCTGGATGCTTTTTCTTTAATCTAGTAAAAGTGGCTTCATCAAGGTTTAAGTATTGACACATTTCTTTTTGTGTTACCAACTTACGAGAACACTCTTTTATGAATTCAAGTACTTGTGGTAGTTGTCCAGTATCTTTCCACATTTGGTATGTATCTCTTTTCATCCCCATGACTTTGCACCTCCTTTTTTAGAACAGAAAAAGCCCATAGGTTGAAGTTCCTATGAGCTCAATATTTTTGTACTTTTCTACATCTATATCATATCGCATATAGGAACTATCTTCCACTATCATTTACTGCTATTTACTGTTATTTACTATCATTTACTATCAAGTTGCTTAAAAGTGCCATTCCTTCTCTATGAAGACGATAAACACTGCTTGAAGAATATCCTAATTCGCTTGGAATGTATTCCCAACCTAAGTCATGAAGGTATCTGCTAATAAGAACCATCTTGTGATTGTGAGATTCAATTTTTTCAATTGCAACGCTTAATTCATCAAGTTTGATTGATAATTCTTCTTCAAAAATTTTTAATTTATCTTCAGCATCAATCTTCTTAAATATCCATTTTTCAAAAGGTGCTCTTAGGTCTCTAGTTTTATCTATCCTTTCAGTAGTGAAATCGGAGCCACCAAGAGAATGAGACATTTGATCATAATAATTGATTAGTTCTTTTTGACTTGAAATTTTGTGTCTTAAATTTTTAATTTCTTCTATCAATTTTATCTTCATCGTCTCTTACCTCCTTTGATGTTTGCTTTAACAGCACTAATTAATGCTTCTTGTGTTTTATCTTTTCGTTCAAGTGCTTTTAGGATATCTTCATCAATTGTTCCTTCAGTAATAATGTGTTGAATAACAACTGTAGAATCACTTTGTCCCTGTCTCCATAATCTTGCATTAGTTTGTTGGTATAATTCCAAACTCCATGTAAGACCGAACCACACAAGAGTTGATCCACCTTCTTGAAGATTTAATCCATGACCTGCCGATGCTGGATGTATTAGTCCTACTTCAAGTTCTTTATTGTTCCATTTAGTAATGCTCTCACTTGAATCTAGGCAAGCATAATTAATTCCTAAAGTGTTTAATAATTCTTTGATTCGTATTAAATCGTGTTTGAACCAATACGCAACTAATAATGGTTTGCCATTAGCTGCTTCGATGATATCTTCTAATGCTTCAAGTTTTCGATTATGGATTTCTATAACCCTTTTACTTTCATCAGTGTAAATAGCACCATTAGCTAGTTGACTAAGTTTGTTAGATAATACTGCAGCGTTAGCAACAGTTACATCATCTTCGTCGATATCTAAAACGAAATCATATTGAAGGTCTTTATACTTTTGCTTTTCTTCATCGTCAAGATAAACTGTATATTCTCGGCTAATCAGATCTGGCATATTCAAGTAATCCTTCGCTTTCATCGAAATGGTAATATCGGATAATTTGTCGTATATTGTTTCTTCTGCAAAAGGCAGTGGTTTATAAGAATACACGATAGTTCCATTTCTTCTATCAGGCATGAAGTATGCGTTTCGATAATGAGTAATAAACCTTCCTAGTCTTTTTCCAAAATCTAAGATACGGAACTCTGCCCATAAATCCATCAAACCATTACTTGCAGGAGTACCAGTTAAACCTACGATACGCTTGGCAAGTGGGCGAACCTTTAATAGATTTTGAAACCTTTTAGATTTGCCATTTTTAAATGAACTTAATTCATCAATAACGATCATATCAAAATCAAACTTTACTCCACTTTTTTCAATTAGCCATTGGACATTATCACGATTGATGAAATAGATATCTGCTCTTTGTTTTAGTGCGTCGATTCTTTCTTTTGCATTACCTACAACGACTGAATAGATAAGATCATTTAAGTGATCCCATTTCTTTATTTCATTTTTCCATGTATCTCTTGCCACCCTTAATGGTGCGATGACTAACACTTTATGAACCTCGAAGGAATCAAATAATAAATTGTTGATAGCAGTTAATGCGATACTTGTTTTTCCTAAGCCCATATCTAGTAGTAAAGCTGATATTGGATTATCTTCAATAAACGATGTTGCATAACTTTGATAATTATGTGGTACAAATTTCATCAATAATTCCTCCTATTTGATTTTGGTTATCAAGTACAAATACTTTGAAACCAAGTTCTCTTAATTTTTTATGTCGCTTCAATTGTAATTTTCTAGGTTCTTCATTCGGTGCTTTAACTTCAACGAATGCGACTCTTCCTAAAGCCACAAGCACCAACCTATCTGGATAACCATTTGTTCCTGTATTTGCAAGTTTAAGTGCAATGCCACCTAAACCCTTAACTGCTTTTATTAACGCTTTTTCTATTTTCTTTTCTTCCATAAGACCTACATCACTATGTGATGTGCAAGGGTCATCAATAGTACTTTATAAACTTTTCTTATAGTAAATTTTTAGCCAATTTTTCCTTATAGAGAATTTTTAGTAAAGACCCTTGAGGACCCTTGCACTTTTTGATTTTTCCTTACTATGTAAGGAAGTCGTAGAATTCATCATCGACTTTTAACTTAAGCCCTTTGATGTATCTCTTCCTTTTTTTAATAAGTTTGTCGTATCCATTGGTTTCAAGTGCGTTATAAAAGTCTAATGCGTTGCGTTTATATTCGTTTGTATCATCACAATACTTGCAATACGCTTTATAAAGGTCACTAGAAGATTCAAGATAACTTGCATCAACTTCACAGCAATCTTCAATAAAATGATGGAACCAGTCATTTTGTTCACGATACTCATCGATTGCATCTTTTACTACTTTTGGAACAGGAATTTTATATCCCATATCAATAACTTTTTTAGCTCCTTCAATAATCCAAGTTAAGATGTACTCGCCTGCATTTTCATAAAGATAATCTGCATAGTTTTTGATATCTCCTGAACCAGTTAATTTGTTAGTAAATGGAATGACAATCAAGCGACGCCATATCCCCTCATCATTGCCTGACACCCTAGGTAGATGGTTGGTATAAAGAACGAGTGTATGACATGGAGTAAAGTAAAAAGGATCCTTATACTTCTTTTCAGCGAACACTTCATCAGTGGAACATAACTGCTTAACGATTGAATCATTAAGTCTTGCACCTTCTTGTGACTCACTTGCAATTAATAATCTTCGACCATTCATTTCTGCCATTTCAGGTTTAATGTTTCTTCTACAACCAACCGTTAAAGTATCAGCAGATATTTTTCCACTATATAAACCAAGCACACGGAACACACTATTCCAGAATGTTGATTTACCATTACCACCTTCGCCATAAGCAATAATCATCGCTTCGACAAACACCTTCCCAATAGCTGCTAAACCACAAATCATTTGTACATAATTAATAAGCTCAGCATCAGATTTAAAAATGGTATTTAAACAATCAAGCCATATCTTTTTACCTTTATCACTTGGAGACACAGCTGTAATTTTAGTAATAAAATCTTCTGGATCATGTGCTCTTGCCCCTAACATTCCTTTTCTTAAGTCATAAGTGGCATTAGGTGTATTAAGTAAAAATGCATCTGCATTAAGTAATCGTGTGTCGATCTCAACCATAGGTCTAATCTCTTTTAGCGTTGCAGTTATTGATTTGGATTCTCTACGATTTATAGCAAAATCCTTATATGTCAACGCTTCACGATATTCCTTAAATATATCCATTTCATTTTCATCAAGAGTTGCCTCTATCTTCTTTGAAGATAGCCCTGCAATAACATCCAAGATTCCTTTTTGTTTTAATTTAGAATGAGCAGCGATTATTCTCTTATCTGCTTCATTTAATTGTCTACGAGTTAATTCATGTGCTACTGCTTGAGCCCCTGGTTCACTCTCTTGCCAATAATGACCACGATACCTAATGAAATGAGTTGCTGGAGAGTACCTTAATTCATTTTGAAAATGTTTCGCTAGTACTTCTGCTTGTCCTACATCGGAGTAGTCTTCTGGTTTATATGATGTATCATCGTTATACACTTCTGGTGGTACATAGGTTTCCTCTTTTGAGATTCTTCTATAGAACCTTAACGCACTTTGCCAGATAGTATTTAATTCATCTTCTTCCATTGGAGTTTCACACTTTTCTGCTTTAAGTAAGAATTGATTATACGCTTCTTCAGTGGCACCAAGTTTAACTAGGATTCTACCTGCAAACTTTGATAGCGTTGAATTGCGTGTTCCATCCTTAATGACTTCATCGAAATGTGCGTCAAACTCTTCTTGTTCTAAAAATTCAGTAAGATTAGTTGTTCCATGTACAATCATCACTTTTGGCGATGAAGTTCCAAAGAAAAACCTAGCTGCATCAAGTGCTTGTTTATCAAAATACGGAAATATTGAATTCAGTTTTTTCTTTAATCCACTGTACATATTCGGATCAGTAATCGGATCTATTGGAAATAGTATGTGGAACTTAGGTCTAGCTGCTTTCCCATTCTTTTCCTTTAAGTGGTTTCTGCTATAATGTACTGCAAAAGTCACATTAGGAAAGGCGTCAATTACATCATCAACACGAACCCAATCTCGTGGATCTTCCGAGTGATCATTGTCGCAATCGACAGGAAGACAATTTGAACCTAAAAAGTTACTATTATTTCGGTAGTTTTCTTTATATTCTGCACATACATAATCGTGCATAACTGCTTCCTTTAAAGTTTCTTCATCCACCACTTCTATCCTTTTTGGATATAAGCAATTCGATGGATTACCTGTATAATTTGCACTGTAAATTGTAAACATTTCTTTACATTTATCATTCATAAAATGTCCTCCTAATCTTTCTTATAAAAGTCGGTTTCATAACCATCAGCTCGTAATAATAAGCCGTCCGACCAACTCGGAACTTTCCCCATTTCTTCACACAAGAATTTAAGTGAAATATCATGAGGTGCTTCAATTACAATTTCGTCATGAATATGCATTACGATTTCATAATCTTTAAGTCTTAACATTGATTCGCATAGAATATCTCTAGCGATTGCTTGCACGATGTTTTCGACAAATTTTGGTCCGTAACTTTCTAGTCTTTCCCACTTACGAGTAGTGCCTACTCCTTCATAGGTAATAGATTCTTTTCCATATTCGTCTATTATGATTTTTGGTTTGACATAAGCGAGTCTTCTTCCACTTGGTAAAGTGATGAATAAGAATCCACTTTCATATGTGAACTTAATACCATGTGATGAACACGAGCATCTTCTATCAATTGCAAACTTAACGGCTTTATCAATGTCCCACCAAAGTTTCACAATATTTGGATTAGATTCTCGCCACATTCTCACTAATGGTTCAAGTTCGTCTTCTTTTAATCCCATTTCAAGAGCACCCATAGATTTCAAAGCACCTACTGAACCACCATAACCTAGTGCTAATTCAGCAATTTTACCCTTTTGTCTTAGGTGTGAATTAATGCCATGTTTTTCTACAGGGACTTTAAACATTTGTGAAGCAGATGCACAGTAGATGTCTTCCCCTTTCTCGAAGGTTTTTAGCCTCCACGTTTCGCCAGAAAGCCAAGCAATAACCCTTGCTTCAATAGCAGAGAAATCGGCGACACAAAGGCGTGTGTGGGGCTTACAAACGAAAGCCGTGCGTATAAGTTGTGATAAAGTATCTGGTATATCTTCATAAAGCATATTTAATGCTTCTATATTTCCTTGCTTAACTAATTCACGAGCAACATCCAAATCTTCTAGATGGTTTTGTGGTAGGTTTTGGAGCTGAATTAAACGACCTGCGAACCTCCCTGTACGATTGGCACCATAGAATTGGAACATTCCTCTTGCCCTTCCATCAGCACATACAGCATTCTTCATTGCTTCATATTTTTTAATAGATGATTTTGATAACATTTGTCTTAAAGTAAGAGCATCGTATATTGAGCCACTTTCGATTTCTTCTTTTAATTTAGTAACTGTCTTTTTACCTAAATCTTCAGTATCAATTCCATGTTTTAATAACCACATCTTTAATTGGACTACTGAATTAGGATTTTCAAGTTCAGTTAAATCTTGAAGTGCCTTAGATAATTTGGTCTTTGAAAGTGTATCTATTTCGATTGATTGTTTAACTAGTGTTAAGTCCAACTTAACACCACGATCATTTATTTCTTGGTCTAAATGGTACTCATTCCATATCGCTTCTGATACAGGAAACCTAGATAATTTAGATTGAATTCCTATTTCGGTTTCTACATCTCGTTTGTTATATGCTTTGAATGTTTCCCATTTAATTGAATCGTGAAAATAGTAATTTCTAGTTCTTTGACCATTCTTTTTTGTTGGCTTACATGGTACACAAAAGTACTTAATTAATTCCTTACCTTCAGATAATTTTTGCTTATCTAATTGAAGCACTTTACCTACTCCTTCAAGTGATAAAGGCAAACCTAATGTTGCTGACCATATCATCGTGCAACGCCATGATTTAGGATTAAGATAAATTCCACTTGGATAACCTAAAAATCGAGATAAACATACCCTCTCGAAAGCTGCATTAAATGCCCATTTAATACACTTGTCATCTTCTAAAAAAGCAAGAATAGCAGATGGGATTTTCTCTCCACGAGCTAAATCGACCACCTGCACTTCGCCACCGTCAAGTGAATAAGCAAAGAGCAATATTTCAAAGTCTTTGCTTTCCACATAACGATAGACACCTGTCTTGCTTAAATCTGAACTGCTATATGTTTCAATGTCGATGGAAAGATTATGATAAGAAGTCATCACTTTCATCAGTAGCAAAGTCTGATTCAGCACTTGCTTTACTACCTAATGGCTCTCCATCTCTAATTTTTTGTAAGTTATTTAAACCACAAGCGATACCTTTATTCCCATTTGAGTTAAAAGCATAGAATGTGATTGATGCTCTACCATATACACCACTATAAACTTCTGAGTGAGTTAAGATAGGATTACAATCAGCATCAACAATACCTGGAGCACTAGTTGAATTTGCATTGATAAAGTATGCATTTGCGTATGCTGGATCATCTGGTCTTTCAACATCCCCATCTCTTAATGGTGTTTTGATTGAAGATAAAGGTGGAACTGTTCTACCATTACCTTTTAATCTTGATTCGCCTTCTTTGTAAGCTGCTTCGATAGCTGCTTTAATTTTGTTAATTGTTGTTACATCACTTTTAGGAATGATTAATGATACTGAGAATTTAGGAGTTCCGTTTTCAGTTAATGATTTTGCTTCCCATGCATTTACATAACTCCATCTTGTATCTTTTCCTGTGATTACTTTTGTAGGGTTTACTAATTTATTGTTTGACATAATATTTATTCCTCCGTTGTCATAAAATCAGCACTTGCTGAATTGAATTCTGGTCTTTTATCGCTTTCCAGTACAAGCGTTGGTTTACCTGCAGGTTTAATGACATATTGGTTTACTATTTCCATGAACTTTGTCTTACCTAGTCTCTTTTGCATTTCTGTAATGCCTACAACCTTTTTGTCATAAGGATCAAATCCTGCTTTTAATACTTCTTCAGCAACTAAACCTTCATCGCTGTATTTTCTTGTGGCACGACCTTCAACTAATTTGAAGCCATCCCACTTCTTTCCTTTTAATGCTTCTTGGAACGCATACTCCTTAATATCGTTAGCCCAAGAAACCAAACCATCTACTTTATGTAGAATTTCTACTATTTCTTCATCAGTTAATATTGGAGGTTCTTTAAACTCCATTTGAGCTAATTGTGTATTTAATTTGGCTCTTTCCCTGCATGTTGATTTTGCTTTACAGAAAGTGCACCACTCTCCACAACTGTATTGACCTTCGCCTTTGTATGCTAATCTAGCAGCTGGAACTAGTACATCTTCTGCCCATTTAAGTAAATCTTCTACACTCATTTCAAAAGTTGATATGTTAGATAATCTAGGTTGATAGATTGTCATTACTACTTTTTCGATGTCGTATAAATCCTTAAATAATTCAAGAGCACCTAAAGCGTAAATCATCATTTGTGGATTATTTTCCGATTCCACTTTTATGCCTCGACCGTGTTTGTAATCCACTATGTGGATTAAGCCATCAGAAACGATGATACAGTCACCTGTTCCAAAGCCATCTTCAACATACTTTGAGTAGTCTAATTTTTGTTCTACTAATACGAATGGTTCTTTATTATTTGCTTTTAAATCTTCTACGATTTCCATGATGTAAGATACATAAGAATTACTACATTCATCGATTTCAGGATC